AAGTGGCGTAGATCCGCCGGACGTCGGTGTATTCTGAGAGATGGGATTGATGACGATAGGAGTACTGCCTCCGCCCAAATATTCGGGACGTTGAAGACGAGCATCCGGAGAAACCACACCAAAGTGTGCACGAATGATTTCAGTGTATCGAGTACCGCCACGTGCGTCCCTTTCATAAAGATGCTGGATCGTGAGTGCCTCACGAAGTTGATTAATCGTTGCCGCGGTAGCTGCAGAAAGATCGGCCTCAAGACCAGTCTCGTCACCCCAGGCAACAGCAGGAATAGCGGCACCACTGCCAGCTACGCCAACGGCGCGAACACCATTAGCAGACGCAGAGGAACGAAAAACGGATTCAGAAACACCTTCGATAAGATACTCAAAGGGATCGCCATTAGAAACAACAGGGGCAGAAGTACCAAGAGGAAGCGAGACAGCCGGACCTTTCTGAGGCCAAGGGAGACAGGAAGTAAAATAATCATGCCGCTTGCCGCGGCGAAGAAGAACATAATCCGTAGGAGAATCTGGACCATCGTCTTTGTCGACAGCAACAGAATCCTGAAGATTCTGATCGCGGAACCACTCATTATAAATAAGATTATAAGCCCGCGCGTGAAGATTAACTACCTCGAGACCAGCAATACCAGTAGGAACTCCAAAATAATCATAAAGAGAACCGTAAAGAAAACCACCAACAGGAGACTCAGTAACGGGAGTCATGAAATCAGTAGTATCACCGGGGTTGGGTTGTTCACCTTGAAGGCGTTGCCAGTGATCCATCACAAGACGGTACGGAACTGCGAAGAAAAAAGTATCGCAGAACATATTGTCCATGACTGGACGAAGGGGAGTTGCCATGCGGGCAAAAACAGTGGCGTTAAGAGAAAAAGTGTCGCCGGGCAGAGCTTCATCCACATAAAAAGGAACAAGATACCCGGCGTCAAATGTAGTCTTATGTCCGTGAGACCGATCGAACTGCGATCGCCGCAGATGAACTGCTGGTACCTGGCTGAACGAATGATTCATTACGGACGGAAGACTACGGTTCTTCATTGAACGACGCTTTCTGCGCCTTTCGGCGCGGTTTGCGATCTAAAAAGATCGACAGTTTCGGCCTGAGGGCCTCTCAACTCGATAATAGTGCCTAAATTTATCTTGGCCTCGAGTTGAGCAAATTGTCCAGATTGATCGTCATAAACTCCGAGTTCAAAAAGAGTAAAGTCACCAGGATGACGGCTAAGCATGTTGTCCTGACCAGAAGAAGCATCCACTACAGTACGCATAGCTTCACCAGCAGAATGTGCGTAAAAAGGCTTCATGTACGCACCTACCTTCGAATCATAAATCGAGAAAACTTTAAGTTTCATTTTCGTAGCTCCTTTTGAGTTGTTTGAAACGAGCTTCAGCTACTTGCTTACGAATGTAAAGATGGTCAACACCACGAAATGGGTTAGGTCTTTCTAGAAGACTCTTGGCGGCAAATTCTTTGCCACATTTTATACGCTTCTTTCGGATATCCTCAAACGCTTCGGGAAATTCAGGTTCGAAAACACGGTCATAATACTTAGGGGGTCGCATTTCGCGACCCCGTAAAACTACGGTGTCCGAAGGATACACCTCAGACCGATAAAGATCGAACCATGCTCGGCCGAGACCCGGCCTGCGCGACACACAAACGGGGCGCTCGGGGAGCTTCTCGCCATATTCTTTGGCTCGTTCGCCGGTGAGTTTCTTCGTCACGTAGCGTGCTACGTAGGCAGCAGTTTCGAAATTAAGTTCGCCAACGGAAGAGAAGCCATAAGGCCATAAACGTTCCAAGGTAGGAGAACGATAGAGGATGTACTCGCCTGATCTTTGCCATGGAACTGCATCGTCTGGATACCAGCCGAAAATACAGAGGTGATAATGAGGGCGTCCTAATTTCTCGCCATACTCGGCGCATCCAAATGATCGGATCTTCTCGGGTGCAATCTCCTTTCGGAGTCTCTTCATAAATAAAACGGGATCATCGGGAACTATGGAACCATTGGAAGGTAAATGCTTGGGATCATACGTGAGGGTAATAAAACAGTTTGCGTCGTGGAGCGACGCTTCGTGAACCGCTCTCATTGCCCACTGTCTCGATTTCTCGAGACGACATCCGATACATTGTCCGCAGGGTAATTCAATTTTCAGATCACGAAGTGCATCTTTCGCTGAAAATGTGATACCACGTTTGCCAGTGGCAGGATTGACGACGTTCGTTCGCCATGCCGGAATCGGTACGAAGCAGGGCATTGCTTCTTTCCTTTCTGAGTTTCACACCGGTATTGGGGCCTTATCTTGGTGAAAGGCCACCAATTCCGGTGGAAACAATATGAAAAAAAGAAAATACGAAAAAAAATCTAACTACTGGAAAAACGCGGAAACTACCGCTCCAAAACCAGCCGAACACATCCATTCATATAAGCCTTACGGTGTCGTGACCATGCAAGGCATGGGTTCACTACTGATGGAACAGTGTTCGGCTTGTGGAGATATTCGCGGTAGAAAAGTTTCCGCGATCTTCGGATAATTCCAAACCCCGTGCCGGGCGTTGCCCGGCACGGGGTTTCGACGTTCAGAGTCTAAAACCGCCGCGCATCGGCCGAGGGCCGCCGGTGTTTTTCGGGTGCACGCCGGCACCCTTCCGGAACTTGCGCTTTGACTGAGTGCGTGACATGGGCTTTCGCTTGCGAGACTTCATGGGCATTTTTTCCTTTCTGCGGAGTGTTTGGTGTCAGTCGTAACAGTTACATCAAGTGGGGGAACTGTTACGACTTCCCCGACGCAGTGCTTTCTTGCGGCGGGGCGGCCTGCCCGGCCGATCGGGAGGCTGGCTGGGGGGTAGGGTCTACCCCGACCAATCCAAGCTCTCTGAGGGCATCCTGGCTCGGATTAGTGGCCATGAAATTGATAAACGACTGTGGGTCGTTACGGAATTTCTCGCGAACGCGAGAACCGAGAGAAGCGAAAAGCGTCTCGACCTGGAGAACGCGATTGCAAGCATCATGGTAAGAGGTAGGAAGATTCGAAAAATCTCCGAACATTGGCACACCGTTTCTACCAAACGGAAGCTGACCAGTGGCTTCATATTTACGCATAATGTTATTAAGATCGGACTCTTCTTTGAAGCTCTGCTTCGTGAGAGAAGGCTTCGAAAAAGTTTTTACAACGCGGTGGCGTTGGATAAGACGTTCAGCAGCTTCGCGCAATTCCTTTTTACTCATAGACGGGCTCTCCTTTTTGCCCTTTACGCATGCCTTTATTACGCATGCGGAACTCACGGATTTCTTTCTCAGAAAGTCCGCCTTTAATACCGCCGCCAAAACGATCGGTCCATTTTCCGCCACGTAAAACAGAGGCAGCGGAAGAAGCGGCATCAAGACCTTTATTTGCGCGATCCATGATCGCATCGTACTCAGCGCCCATTTCATCATACTTGGCGCGTTTATAATCGGCTTTCGAACGCTGTTCGATCGCCTTAAATTGAGCATCCATTTGCCGTGCTTCCTTCTCGGCAACAGTAGCGTTGTTCTGAATGAGTTTCTGCTGCTGAGATTGAGTACGAGCCATTTCCAAATTAAGTTTCGTAGAAGAATCAGCCTGCTCGATCTGAGCCTTAGCCTGCTCATTTTCACGCTTCATTCGAATCGAATCAGCAGCGGAAGATACTGCGCCAGGAAGACCGGCCATCTCATTCTGATGAGTGGCTGTGGCACCGCTACCAACAGCGGCGCCAGAATTCGCGGAAAGAATAGGATTGAGCCCAGCAGCGCGAAGATCTGCGACCTGCCTCTGATGGGCTGTGTTCGACATCTTCTCTTGCCAAAGGCGATTATACTGAGCTTCCGCAGAATTTGCTTGGTTGGCATCACTCGCACCAAGCATAGAACCAACACCCGCGCCGGCTGAACCGCCGGCAGCAGCGCCAGGAGCGCCACCAAAAATACCCCCAGCGACCGCTCCGATCGCTGGGAGAATAGCACCAAGAGAAAAACCCATAAATGCTCCTTAAAAACGGTTGAGACCTGGAACAGAGTAAACCGGCATAGGACGAGCACACTTCAGGGAAATATAAGAATCGAATAAAAAGTGAGGTTCAGTAGGAGTTGCGATAACGCGATCAACAGGAGGTTCGTCGATGATGAATTCATCATTAAGAACAGGAAGAGCACCAAATTCCTGAGCGAGATGCCAGATGTCAAGAGACTGTGCATCAGTAGAACGAAATTTCCCGGTAATAATACTAGGCTTATAGCGGTACTCAGCCCATCGCTCTTGATATCCAAAAACGTCTTCGTCTGCGCTGGTGCCTTGAGCATAAATTTCCTTATTAAGAACAGCTTGCTCGCCTAAGTTCGCAAGATCGGGGAGGAAGAAGTCGAATCGAGTTCGACGGGACCACATTCGGTTGAGGCCCTGCTGATAATTGAGATCAGCTCGGACATTGACCAACCCGAGGATGAGGCAATGCTCTGTAAAAGATTTCGTAAAACCATGTCCGCTCGCCGAGATCGTTCCAACACCAGCCAATGTACCAAGTGGCGTAGATCCGCCGGACGTCGGTGTATTCTGAGAGATGGGATTGATGACGATAGGAGTACTGCCTCCGCCCAAATATTCGGGACGTTGAAGACGAGCATCCGGAGAAACCACACCA